ACCATGACGCAGTTGGTCTGAATCTCCATGTACCAGCGACGATTGTCGGCACTCGGAATGGCTTGCGGGAAATACGGAGTTCCCATACTGCCAGTACCCACCGTATCCAGAGTGTCAGCAGGCGCGAAGGCTTGCAGGAACATCTGAGGAACTCCATTGGGTAGGACAATGGCTTTACCGGTAGGAATGGCAATGGAGCCATAACCTCGATACCGCTCCCACACCACACCACCAAATTCAACGGTCTCACGCGGATCACCACGCAAAGAAGTCGCCATCGAGTGATAGATCAAAGTATTCTTGATCTCGGCATTGTCGATAATCTTCGCCCAACCGGTGTCTTCGACATAGGCATGAAGACCGGAGAACGGAATCCCGTCCAGCGCAGTCTCCATCGGCTGAATCACCTTGCTCAGAATCTGAGCGCGAGTCTTGGTCGCATCCGTTCCAAACGCGATGGTCTGATCGGCAGGCTTACTCCCAAAAGCATTATCAGGAGTAATGATGGTGTTCAGCCGCAGCAACTCGTGCGTCATGTCAATGTCGCGGCGCAGCTTCGCCATCGTTTCATCACGACGTTGCTGAATAACATCAACCGCATTGGTCACACCCATGCCGCGCATATTCAGCACTTCATCGGCGTAAACTGCACCATCCACTCGATAATGATTAGTAGAGAAGGTATGCACTTGACGACGAGTCAGGGTCTCGACCTTACTCGGAGTACCACGAGGAGAAGCGGTCAGAATGTTATAACCCTGAGCTGGTACATCTTCGAGAGCGAAGATCGTCCCATTCAGCGAGCGCGACTCGAACCACGGCGCGAACTTGCCAGGAACGTATTGCACTTTGGCAATCGAGGCCAGCAGGGCTTCACGAGTGAAGTAATCACGAAAAATATCCATCGTTAAGCCCTCGCCACAACATTGTTAGCCAACATCTGCTTATAGGCAGACAACTTCTGAGCCGCAGTCACCGTGCTCTTCCAGGTCAGCACATCACGCTTGACTTCGCCCAATCGCACAAAGGCATTAACCTTAGCCGTGGTGGAACTCGCATCGGCGGCATGAGTAATTACACCGTATGGAACCTGAGTGCCATCAGTCGCCAGAGGGTCATACAACGAGGCATAGCCCGTCCCATTCGCCACGATGATATTGAAGTAATCACCGAGCGTCATGGTGCCGCCATTTGCCAGCGTGAAGTTGACATGATCACTCACGAAAGCAGTGGCGACATTGCCCATCCCCACTACCCCATTCGGGCCTTCAACAGCAAACTGAGCAGTGGCCGAAGTGGCTTGCAGACGAACACGATAAGTTCCGTTCACCGCATTCTTGCCGAGCGAGAATGAACTCACAGTACCCGAACCCGTCCCGACCAGCACTGGAGTACCACCCGCAGAAACCACCACGGTATAGGAGTCGCCTGAAGTCATCGTTCCACCATTGGCGATGGTGAAATTGATATGGCTGGACTTGTAGGCTGTGGCGACATTGCCAGTGGGCAACGCAGTCCCATCGGGCGCGGTCACGGTGAATGCCGCAGTAGCCGAAGTAGCCGTCAGAGTAACCACATACGACCCAATCTGGACATCCGGGCCGAACGACAGCAGCGACATCAGGCCAGTACCCGTACCGACGATGGTCGGAATGGGAGCGGCGGCAATGCGCTTGGTGGACATCCCAATGACTGAGCCTGCTACGAGCGAACCAGCACCACTCGCTAGGGTTACGCCTTCATACGAAATAATACCGCTGTCGTTGAGAATAAACTCATATGGACGCAACGGTTCAGAATAAGTAGCCATTACTTAACTCCCGCGACTTGGTTGAACAACTGCGCCGCGAGAGAAACCTCGGTCGCATTCTCTTTGCCTTTGACGGCAGTTTCCTGAAACAGGGCAGCACTGAAGTTGACCGGCTTCAACGAACGCAGATCGGAAGCCACAGCGGCAAAAGACTCATCACTCATGCCCTGATACACCAGGCCGGCATCTTCGGAATAGTCTTTGTTCAGATCGGCAAACAGCGCCTTCACCGCTTCCAGACGAACAGAGGCTTTAAATGACTTCAGTTCAGTTTCGAGTGCATTAGCACGATCGAACAGAGCTTTCGACTGTTCAGCTTCAGCGCTCAGCTTCGCAGACAGGTCTTCAACGATCTGAGTATGATCAGCCTGCATCGCAGACAATTTCATTTGGAGGTCAGCGTTCAGCGAAGTAACGCTCTCAACCTTCTCCTGTAATTCAGCAATATCCATTGGATACTCCATAGGGTTTATAAATAACTCTTTCTTCTCAAAAGCAATGGCTTGAGTATTCGGGTCAGCACCGGCTGGCACAAATGAGACTTCGCGCACCTTGGCATTACGTAATACCGCATTAAGCGTCAAGGTGCGACCATTGATCGTGACTTCAGTCGGCTTGCTGAACTGTTCAATTTCTGAATTGAGTCCAACAGAAAATTCCCACGGCGCTCCCTCACCAAATTCAGCCGCTACCGATTGTCCAGCTTCAGTCACCTGACTAAAGCTACCCATCACTTCAATCGAAGTGGTGGTATTGCGGACTTCGCACTTGCCGACACGCTCTTCAACATCGTGATTGAGCAATGCAAAGACTGGCTTGGTCGGGACTTGCATGGAGGCGAGATCAATCGCGCAATCACCGATCCAGCCGTAGCCAGGGATCAGCCCGCCCGAATAAGCCACTCCAGAGAAGTTCCGAGGAACATCTCCTTCAGTGCTGATCTCAGGGGAGAACGAGAGAGAAAAGGATTGAGTAGTCATAGTGGACATTAGATAGAAAGTCCACTGAAATTCGCAAGGAATCTATTTCATCATGCACAAAAAAGCCCTCCGAAGAGGGCTGATTGATTAGCTATTAATCACTCTTGCTTCTCGAACTCCACAATCCAGCGCAACACGGATTCAGAGAAGCCGTCCAGATGCGTCCATGCGCCATAGCCGACCCCGTGCTGACTGCTGGCGACGTTGATCATGTACGCACGGGAAGCTGTGGGGCTGGGAACCGTGTCATGGCTTTGTTCATCGGTGATCACGATCAGGCGGTCATGGGGTAATTGATTGATCTGAGTAACCGCTTTTCCGAGATAGGTTCCGTGCCACTGCTGAGAGGTGCGGAGCGCATCAATCCCGGCCATCCCACGACGCGGCGGAACTTCAACCAGATGATTCGAAAAAGAAAACATCCTGACATCGCCAGGAAGAATACTCGCCAGCGCACACCCAGCATCCATCCGGGTCAGGTCGGACTTGTCGGATAATGACACGTTCATTGAACCGGACACATCCACCAACACAATCGTTTTACCTCGCAGGATCGGCAGTTCCGCTATCGAAGCCAGTAATGCCTGATCCAGCGTCGGTTCCATCTGCGGACAGGCCCGCGCCGCTGCGATATAGCGGAAGGGCAGGACACGCTTTGCGCCTTTGCGGGCAATGACCGCCTCACGCACCAATCTTTCATCGACGCCAGCTGTCGTCATATTACGCAGATTACGCAGCAGCGCCAGATAACCCAGCTTGTTCTCTTGTAGAAGGCGCGTGAACGTCTCCTTCTTATCGCCCCCCGCAGATAGCGACACTTCCCAAGTGTCCGGCGTGGTCAGGGTTTTGTCCGCTAACCGTTTCCAGAGCGCCGCTTGCGCGTCATCCTGTGGTTTTGCGTGAACCATAAACAGGACATCGCGCAGCTTGATCGCGCCGTCCCGGTTGTACTTGGCAAGGGCATACTCATCGAACTTACCAAAGGCCGCTGCCAGTCCGATCTTGATTTGCTTAGAGAGTGGCCGCTTACCTTTCTGCCAGTACAGCGCCAGGAACTCTGTCAGTTCATCGGGACGCTGAATAGTGGCGGCAATGGTCTTTGAGATCAGACTTGAGCCGGTTCGTTTGACTAGCGACTGCAATAACAACAGGGGAATGTGGCGCAGATTGAACTTGGAACGAGCTTCAATCGTTAAATCCGAAAGCTGCTCAATCGTAACTTGATCCGCCATCGATTCAATTCGATCTGCGATACTGACCCCGTCTTCGTAGAACTGCTTTTCCCACAGCAGGGTAGACAGTACCGAACGACGCAACTTCTGGATCGTGGAGAGATGAGTAACGGCAGACCCGCCTTCGTGAGTCTTGACCGCATAGGAGATTGGGGTGTTGATTCGCATCAGAAATACCTCGTTGAAAAAGGTTAGACCCGATACGATGAGATTACGGGGAACAAACGAGAACAGTACGTTAGGCGCTCTACCACTGAGCTACACTCCAATTTCTTGGAGTGGCAGGATTCGAACCTGCGACATCCCGCTTAAAAGGCGAAGTAACTGTTCTCTACACCACCGCAAATTTGTTCGCATCGGGGAACAAGCGTTCTCGGTGTCTTTACCATAGAAGTAACCGAGAACTTCACCGCCGATGAAAAGATTATACCTAAAACCTAATGCATCGTCAACAAAAAGTTGATTGTCCTTAAACAAAAAAACCACCAATTGGTGGTTAATTTGCGCTCTTCTCGTGAACGACTCGACACACCCGCCGGTAAAGGAGGGAACCCGACAGTGTATTGCGGCAGCTTTTATTTAGCGTCGGAACTCACCGCTTGCCGACGTGGTATTCTACGACGATGATGAAGAACACAGGCTACCACTCAAGCTCGATGTCGTCAACTTGCAGTAGATTCAACAGGGAACGCTGTTCTCGTCGATGCCAGCACTCTCTTGGCGAAAGGTCGTGAACCTCGTGTTATCATTGGTAAGAATATCCACCATCCAGTAATGATCGCAGCGTTTGCTGTTCCAATGACTGGGAAATGTCTTCATAAACTCAGCAACATCCTTGCGATTGAAGTAGCGTTCCGAGCGAATCTCTTCTTTTGGATTGCGCGGAATTACCTTCAGCATTCCGTTACTGACCCAGTGATTGATGTGATGGCGGGTCGCGCCCATGAGTTGTTGCAGCATCGAAGCTGTATATACACTTTTATCGAGCAGTGCATCTTCCTTGTCAGGCAATCTCCCACATTTCTTGAGATAAGTATAGTGCTTGAGTATCTTGTTGCGAGAGACCATCTTAAAGCCTTTACTCGCTAGGATTCGCTGCATCTTGTATGATGAACAAGGATAGTTGTCCACCATAATCTGTGACTCTTCATCACTCATGCTGTTGAAGCGCACCATCATGGGTGGCAATCCGAGAAACTTTGCTCGCTCAGAGAATACTCGACTATCGAGTTTATAATCAGCAGCAAGACCTTTGAGTAGACCTCGTTTGCGAGAAGCGTAGATCTCTCGGAGACGATCATCAATGGGTTTCCAGTTAATATCAAGCATTAATAACACCATTATCAAAATACATGAATTAGTTATCTCTCTTGCGTCATTTCAACACTTAACGTGTTTTCCTCTATTACAATCCTTACATAATACTTGTAAGTTAATAGGATCGCTACTTCCTCCCTTAGCTAATGGAATAACATGATCTACTTCGAGAGATACTCCATCATGATCTGCTGTTCTTCCACAAGACCGACATTTAAATCCGTCGCGATGTAGTATTTTGTATCTGAGTGATTTATCCATTTTCTTACGCTCTGTTGCTTTATCAATAGCTGGCTCAAAATGAAAGTTTACATTTCTATGTTTCTCTATACAGACAAGTATATCTTCCATTACCTCAATATCAAACCATTCTTTCTCAAGAAGATGTTTAAACCAATGAAGAACATCGAAGTAACTAGATATTCTATCCCAACCTATGTGATAGTAATAAGATTGATTTCCAGTATCGTGATTTCCCATTATATATATTCCAGTATGATCATGTATTGCTTTAAGCATACGACTTGGTGGTGGCGTAGAGCAAAACTCAGCGGCACTTCTGAATCCGCCACGTTTAATTCCATACTTTGCATCATGCAGCTTCATTGCTGCTTTATTTATCGAATCTCTAATTCCATACAAAGGAGGCATTAGCTCGACATAGCTAATAGTATTTATATAATCACGATCAAGAGGATACTCATTTGCTTTAATGTTTATATTGCATATCTCATGGTTATACGATTCGTCGTCTAAATCATTATTGTCTCTCAGATAACTTGCATAAGCAATAAGCATTTCCCTTCTTGTTTGGTACACGCTAAATTTTTTAATATCATCTGTATGATATACTTTATACCCATTATCACAACCTGTTATCCAATCATAATACTCACATAGGTATAAATCATTGCGAACTCTTCTTAGTATTCTACCCTGATACTCAATGTCACTATGCCCATCTTCTTCTGTATAAGAATGATAGTAACATCCTTCAAGATGTTCGTTTTTTATTAATTCACGTTCAATCTCTAATCCCATTTCAATCACCCTAGATTCGGAAGTTCCCGGCAATCTCACAATAAATCTATTCAGCGTATCAAGAAAAACTCTCGTGCATTCTCGAAATTGCATATTCGGTAACAGTGAAGGATTCTGTTTGCTTGCGAGACATACTGCTCTTTTGACTATCGGTACGATAATCATTAGTATTAAACCAACTCTTTCCTTGATTACAGTCTTCGCACAACACTTGAAGATTTCTCAGGTCGAGCGCAAGACTTGGATTTGAGCGAAGTGGTTTGATGTGGTCAACATGAAGAACAATTTTGTTGCTAGGTGCTGGCATTGCTCCACAGCACACGCAACGTCTTCCGCAAACATCCAAAGCAATCAATCTTAACTCTTTCCATCTCCAAGACTTGTAAAATACATCTGGAGTTAAATCCAAAGGTTCGTCTTGTCTACAACGAGACTCGTAACCAGTAGTAACAGGAGTTGCTTTAACTGTTTGTGCTTTCGCTACTTTTCTTTCTGCAACATAATTATTTATTAAAGACTTCCTTGCTTTAATAGCAGATACATTATTGTTGTAGTACCAAATCAATACTTCCTTTTCTCCTTTGGTGAGCATATCACTTTCAACAAGACCACTTGTTTTCATTTTCATCACAACATCCTTTTGCTTTGGAACAGTCTTATCAAAGCGAACTCCTTTACCTTTCAATACATGAACAGCATAAGCAGAAGCCTTACATCTATTTCTATCTTCGATATTTAGTTTCGTCTTAGACATAAAAAACCCCAAACGCTTAAGTGGACTTGGCTCTGGCATGAGCAATTCAAAGCATAGGCAATAGAGTCTGCAATGAATCGTACAAGTCCCTGAAACATTCGGGGTTCTATTGCCAAGTGAGGATGCCGCCTCAGTGTTAATCATACTACCCAAAAACATCCTTGTCAA